CCTTCGAAAAGTGGATGATGCTTACAATTCTCCAGGATACAAATGGTTCTAATACTATAGTAGTCGATTCCAGTTATATCAAATTTCTCAAAATCAGACCATCGTTCTTGATATGCTATTCTGCTAATGGCACGATAACAGGGATAGATACCGCCAATTAAGTTATTTACACCAACATAATCTTTGTGGAATAAATTCTGAAGATAAATCAGATATTCATTAGATGTATAACTCTTCTCCTCATTTACATTAAGTCCAGCTTTTCTGAATGTATCAAATAATAATTTAATATTTTCAGGCTTAATAACATATGCACCATCGTCGCCTTGAATTTGGAAATTGCTCTCAACAAATAAACCTGATGACATAGCTACTTTATACTGTGCAATTGAGTCAACTTCATTGGTAAAAGTCGAACCACTAGGTACACCATGCCAACCTTCCAGAACTCCATCCGGTGTAAGTAATGATATCGAACCAAACCTTTCTTTGATATAATCGATATCCTTATGATATTTCTCTTGAAATAGAGATTTAACATATTGGAATGATATTTCCTGTAATTCCTTTTTTAACACTAGCATCATAGGCAGAGAAATCAATTGATACTAATGTCGAATTACTAGATACGGCGAAGTTAATCATATCTGTAATTCTTGCGCTCACAACGTCTGGGCCATTGATTGCCGCTCTCCAATCCCTAGATTTCTGGTATTCAAGCAGAGGTAAATAGAATCTCATCTCATTAAGAGTATCCGCGATAGGGAATCCCCAAATGTTTCTAGTCTTATTAGCTTCTTGAGTACGAGTGAAAAGTACGCATGGGTCCTTCCTGCTTAACAATTTGTCAAATTGGCTAACTACTTTGTCTCTAACGAAACCTTTCTTTAGCATAAATGGCATACCGGAAGACGTACTTGACTTTAATTTCTTGGCAGCTGTTTGTAATTCAACTGGTCTAAGTAGATTACTTCTTAAACCTTTCTTTTCGGCAAAGTGGAGTGCCGGTGAGAGCTGTGAGGTTTCAGCCTGATAATAATCACGCACACTATCTCTTCTTTCCGCCCATGGTTTCTGTAAAGATCTGGGACCATATTTAGTGCGGTTAGAGTTTTCCAGATCAAGTAAAACTTTATTCATTTTATGTTCATTAGAATTAAAGATTTTGTCCCAACCTTCTAAGAATGATTTTCCATCAGTGTCACCAACGAAAGGCGTTGTATACACTTCATCACTACCTTGAACAATGTTACTCAGATTTAAGGATAGCTTTTGTTTCGAATGTTGATCTACGTTAAGTTTATCAATAAACTCAAAATTAGGTATGCTCTTCATATGATTAATTAGTTTACTTAGTTAATTAATGATGACTATTTAGACATAGGCTTACCTTTCGGCTTTCTAGATCTTGATTTACCACCACCATTATTAGATTTAGAACCACCACTAGATTTAGAAGAAATAGTGTCTAAAGACATTAAATATTCTGAAAATATCTGTGATGATTGACGCATAGCTTGAACAGAGATACCTAAAACTTGTTCTGCTCCGAATGGCATCTGATTGATGAATTGTGTTCCACCTAAATAAGCAACTGCATCACCTCGATTTGCAAGGTAAGATTTACATAAATAAGTTTCGTAGAACCCATCTTCTCCCGTAGTCTCATTCTTTAATCCAAAAGAAAGAGCGTTCGATGCACCATTTGCAAGAACGATAGATTGTGGAATAGGTCGCATAAAACCAGGTTTCCATTTTCCACCAACATAAACTGAACATAATGCTTCAACTGCACCGTCTAGGTCATCAGTTTGAGTTGCAAAATGCACGCTAGTACGATCGTCGGCTGCGTATGGGGCGCTTGTTCCAACTGTTCCTTGTAGCGTAGTTTTCGGTAAATTGTTGAATAAAGTTGTAAATTCTGTGTCATGCATTACAACAGGTCCATAAGACGGTAATTCTGGGCTAATCCATGATGGAATGGCTCTAGCTAAAATTTGGAATGTACCACGATATGTATTGAGACCGTCAATTGCTTTACTAATTAGAACAGAATTATCTGTCGTGAAAGAAGGATCCAACGGTACAATTTTAATTAGTGGCGAATTTGGTTCGCTTGACTGTTTAAAGTTACCATTAATGTAATGAAGGAACTCCTTTAAATTAGGCGGG